CTCGCACGGTGGCAACCTTCTCGGATTCACGCACGGGCATAAGGCAAAGCCTAAGCTGCCGCAGATCATGGCACTAGAGCAGCCAAAGGCGTGGAGTCAGAGCGTCTACCGCGAGTGGCACACTGGTCATCTGCACCACCAGGCGGCTGCAAACAACAAGCCCATCGACACGCTTGACGGCGTCATCGTCAGGACAGCACCGGCACTGAATCCGCCAGACGACTACCACGCCATCAACGGATGGATCGGAAGCCGTCAATCAATGGAGACGTTTCTGTATCGCCACGGCGGCGGTCTGGCATCCATGCACGTCGCAGGCCCGAGGCTTGACTGATGGAATACGAATTAACTGACGAGTACATCGCCGAAGCCCGCCAGCGAGCGTACAGATTCCAGGGACAGTGGTGCGGCACATCAGGTGCTCTGGCTGCGGACACCGCTCGGCTCCTAATCGAAAGGGAAAAGATGCAAGGATTTATTACAGAACTTGAGGCGACCAACGCACAACTGCGAGCCGCCGTAGAGACTCGCCTATCTGGCGGATGCTGCGACGGCGGCAAGTGCCACGCACCGGCAGACGATGCACCAGATCGGTGGAAGGAAATCACGCAGGCGAGTGCAGAGAAGTACGCAGCAGAGCGAGAGGAAGCGGCGCCGGCTGATTGGATTCTGCAAGGGCAGCGAGAGATGGAAGCCGTGCAGGATGACATCCGCTGGACGGGTGACAGCATCCTCGCGAAGCAGAGCGACGACATCCGGCCCGGCTCGCGGGAGTTCCTCGCCATCCTTGAGGAACTGAAAACCCTGCACCTCGCCAAGACTCTTGACTACGGCGTTGACGAGGACGCACTGAGCAACATCCGCCAGAGTGCCGACGTGGTGAATATGCCAGCGTGGGCGGGCTGCATCCTCAGAATCTCGGACAAGATGCACAGATTGAAGGCGTACTTCCGCCGTGGGAAATGCGAATTCGACGGCATCGAAGACACGCTCAAGGATATTGCGTGCTATTCAGCCATTGCCCTGGTGCTCTACCGAGAGGGGCAGGCAGAGCCGGTCTAGTCTGCGTCCCGTCCCGCCTAGTCTGGCAGCATGGTTGCCGACGCTCCACTTGCTGCCGCTGCGCCGTTCAATGACATCTCGCAGAAGGTGTCGGCGTTTCTCGTCACCGCCAAGGTTGCTGCGAAAGACGGGCTGACGCTCACGGAGTTCGGCTGTCTCGTCGCCGCTCTCGTGCGGCTGGCTGTCGAGACGCTAGACACAACGAAAACGCTGACGGGCGAGGAGAAGCGAGCCATCGTGCTTGAGGCTGTCGGCGTGCTTTTCGACTCGGTCGCCGTGCTGTGCGTGCCGGTCGCCATGTACCCGTTTTGGTACTTCGTCAGGCCAGCCGCTCGCGCACTCGTCATCGCTATCGCTGCCGGGACTATCGAGATTCTCCTGCCCCTACTGAGGAAGCCGTGATTACAGCACTGCTTGTTGCCGTCGCGGTCTATGCTCTCGCTGGGCAGCAGATCGCAGAGAAGTTCAAGGCGTTCATCGCCACGGCGAAGTGGCCGACGTTTGACGGCAAGCACGTTGCAGCGGTGGCGTTGCTCGTGGCTGCGGCGATTGCGTTCGCGCCGCAGCGGCAAGCACCGCAGCCATCCCCTGCCCCGGTGCCGCCGGATGCGTTCACGCTCAAGGGAAAATTTATCGGTGAGCGCGCCGCCTCGGACGCCAGTGTCCTGTCCGCCTTGTGCTCAGAACTCGCAGATTGCATCGAGTACGACGGGCAACACGACCAGCGGCTTAAGACGGGCGTGGCGTTTGACGAGTTGAGGATCGCAGCCCGTGAGATGCGATGCCGTGGCGAGTCGATTGGTGCCCGGCAGCCGCACGCCAAAGAAGCCATCCATAAGTTCTTAGACGACGCTGTGGGCTCATCTGGCGGTCCGGTGACTCCTGAGAGCCGTGCGGCGTGGGTGTCGGCACTCCGTGACCTGTCGAGGGCTGCTGCCGATGTCACGCGCTGATCGCTGGTCACTGTCTGCCGTATCGTTCGTCGTCGTCATGGCGATTCTCGGCGTGCTGGTCGAGCGTGCCACTCGCCGCACGGCTGACGCCATTGACGCACGGTTTGGCTACACGCCTGATCCTGTCGGTACGCGACAGTTTCTTGACACGCTCGGCGACGAGAAGTTCTTCAGCCAGGCGGGTGCCGAGGCGATGAAGGAAGCCAAAGGCATTGACGTCTTTCTGTATCGCCAACTAGATGCCGCACATCGAGCACGCTACGGCAAGCCGTTTGTCGTCGGCAGGCAACTCATCGGTGATTGCACCAGCTGGGGCGGGATGCACGCCGTGGCTGTTGCGGATGCCGTCTCATGGTCGCTTGGCAAACTCCCAGAGCCACCGCTGCTGCCGGCTACCGAGCCACTGTACGGTGGCGCTCGCGTCGAAGCCCGAGGAAAGCCGGGTGATGGCGCCCAGCCGTACGGCGGATTCTCCGATGGTGCCACTGGCTTCGGCGTCGCCAAGTTCCTCCGCGAGTACGGCGTGGTCTATCGGCAGAAGTATCCGACCGTTGATTTGACAGAGTATTCCGGCGAGCGTGCGAAGCAGTACGGTGCCTACGGCTGCGGCGGCCAGGGCGACGCGGGCCGCTTGGATGCCGAGGCGAAAAAGCACCCGCTGCGGCATGTGGTCGCCGTCCGCACTTGGGCAGAACTGGCTGCGGCTATCGAGTCTGGCTATCCCGTAACTCTCGCGTCTAGCCAAGGCTTTCAGTCTGTCCGCAACAAGGACGGAATCGCCGAAGCATCCGGCACATGGATGCACCAACAAGTAGCAATAGCGATCCGCCACAAGAAGAATGGCTCGCCTGACGACTTGGTGCTGATCTTGAACTCGTGGGGGCCAAACTGGATCGCAGGCCCGAAGGTTCCGGCAGACATGCCAGACGGCTCGTACTGGGCTCGTCGTTCTGTCGTTGAGACTCGGATGCTCGAAGACGCATGGGCCATCGGCGACACGGACGGCTTCAAGTACCGGGACATTCACCACGGCAACTGGCTCGCCCCTGCGCCGCCTGAGAAGCAGGCTCGCAAGCCGTCGCCCGCTCGCCTGATCGCTGACACATTCCATCTCGCACAGTAGGAGACGCCTATGTCGCTCGTCATGTGGCTCGTATTCGGCGCGATCGCCGGCGGCATCGCCAAGTGGCTGATGCCGGGACGCTGTCCCGAGGGCTGGGTGCCCACCATCGGACTCGGCATCATCGGTTCGCTCGCGGGCGGCCTGCCGTTTGGCGACGCTCCTGCTGGTCTTATCGGAAGCGTGATCGGTGCCTGCGTCGTGATGTTCCTGTACTCGTTGTGGAGCGTGGACCGATGACCAAACGAGAGATTCAATCCGCCGTCGTCGTGGGCCTGGTCGCAGTGATGCTGACGTGGTGGGCAGCGACATCGGACTACAGCCCAGTGAAGCCCGAGCCGAGCCGCCCGGTGTTGCGACTGATTCAGCGGCTCGCCCGCCTTGGACTGTGGACGATGATGTTTGTCGAGCCGCCACCGGCAGAGCCGCAGCACTACGTCGTACACGCACGGGTAGACGAGCACGGGCACAGAGTGATCAATCACGGGCAAGGATGGTGAGACGCATGTGGCAATACATCCTCTCGGTGCTCGCCGCTCTGTCGGCTGATCCCGCACAGATCGACCAAGAGGCTCCTAGAGCCTCGGCGGCGGTCTCAGTGGCCTATGCCGCCACGGCACCGGACAAGGCTCCAGAACCGAAGCCAGAGCCTAAACCGGGCTGCTGCACGGACTGCGGCGGGCGTGGCTACATCGTCCATGGAGACGGGCACCGGACGCCGTGCCCGTGCCCGGCGTCGTGCAAGTGCAAAGCCTCCCCCGGCGCGTCGCTCACGCCTGCTGCACCTACTACGCCTGCGGGCAAGAGGTGACGGTGAGTGACGCGCCGGCTGGGATGCTGGCGCACCTGCGTGGCCGGCTCAGAGAAGAGGTCGGCCCGCGAGCCGTCAAGGCTGGGCGTGCGTTCGATGAGTTCGTGGACGCCGTCTGTCGCTGCTGGAACTGCGAGCACTGGACGAAGCTCGCTAGGGCGCAGCCAGAAAGCGAGATGGCAGCAGTGCGTGACGCCAAGGTCTTGATCGCCAAGGTGCGAGAAGACGTCGAAGCCATGTGGGGCGATTCGCCGGAACTCCAGAAACTCTACAGCGATGTCGGCACTGACGCCGTCGAGTCGTTCGCCCGGCTGTGGTTCGAGAGCATGGCGAACCGTACGTGGATGCGGCAGGC